TTCTATTACCAGAACGACATTTGGCATCAGATTGGTGCAGAGTTCAATGGTGAAAGCAACGATGAATTTGGAATGAGCGTAGATCTCAATAGTGATGGTACAAGACTTGTTATTGTTGAAAGAAATAATACAGGGAGAGCTGTAGTGTATCAGTTATACGGGGTCTAGTTTTTGTTATCCCTCCTAGTATAATAATATTCCCAAGAATTGACTGCATATTTTACCTTGATGTCACACACTAGTCGCGTTTCATAGCTGATCAAACTGTAGGATCTGATTTCTAGTTTCTTCTCCTCCCCATCGATTTCAGTCTTGCTGTTTTCTTCCCCTTTTATGATGAACTTTGTGATGTCCACAATCGCAGCGTTCCTGTTCTGAAGCTCGGTTGGGTTGTAATTCAATGTCAAACAGTTCCAGTGTAATTCATCAAAATTATTACTGTTCTCATCAACCTGCAGTTCACCATTGATTTCAAACTTAGGCACCACGCACCAGCGTACATTAGAGTGCTTGATGTCAATTATCTTCACATTATCTATCTCGTATTCGTAGGCGTAGTAGCCCAATTCATCGTGGAAATCTTCCAGGAAATATTCCTTTATCTTTACATCCTCCTTGAGTGATTCTATATTGAGATGTGCATCATCAGATACGTATCCAATGCTCTCTTCCCAATGTCTCTTTGTAATCCATTTGTCTGTTTGCATGTGTATTCAGACTCCGTGTCTGTCCGTATACTTGTCTTTAAGCCATTTGTTGCCACGAGTCCCAGTCCTTAGGTTTTGGAACCCCACGTTCAATTAGTTCTTTCCATGGCTTGAACCATTGCTTAAAATTTTCCTGTGTTTGGAACTGCTTGTGACAGCCACCACAGAGCAAGTCACATTTTTCAATCTCGTCATCTATCTTCTTGATGTTCTTTTCATTATATGTGTTTTCACACAGTTTCGAGACAGAAGCAATCTTGACTACCCATATATAATGTAAAGCTGATTGTTTAGATTAATTTAGTTTTCTGACTACCCCTGCGTTGCGTTTGGCCTTTCGCTCTCGTAAGGCTCTCTCGTCATGGTTTTTGTCGTAATTATCGCGGTGGTACTGCCACAGGCGGTCGGACCCTATTCTGAAATTATAAGAAGACGCTGCCTTGTACCAAAACAATGCATCTTCCGCATTAGTACTTTTTACGGTCCTATCTAACACTAACAGTTCATAATTTTGTGTGCATGAATCCATCACTTTTTCAAAGACTCCGAAGTTGGGAAGCATACCCAAGAAACTCTCGTAAATCTTTCGTCGATAACTGATAATATTTTCACGACATACAAAGACATAACCTGCGTTACCTCGCAATGCAATGTCAAGGCCCATACAGTACTGAATTGTCAACATAACAAATATGTTCCAATGACGTCCGTTCATGAAAAGCTTTCTGAGCGTTTCAGTGCGAGAGATTCCGGACTGGAACATGCAGTCGTCAATGATAACAAATTTTCTCATAGCCTTTTCTTCTTTTTTCTTTTTTGCTTCAAGTAGGGCTACATCTTGAGGTCTGTTATTCTTTTTGCAATATTCAATGTTAATGTCTATTTGTTCAAGTGATTTCTTTTTACGTTTTTGTATATCTATCATTTCTTCTAGTTTTTGTGGCTCCCATCCATTATAAATAAACAAATCAGGAACATGCTTAGACCAGTATGGGTCTCCTTCTTCCGTTCCACTCATAACTACACCTGCCTGAATATCTCTATTGTGGTATAATATTGATGTAACAGCGTGGCTCTTACCAGTGCCTGATCCTCCGATGAAAATACATGAACGGGTTTTATCCATATTGTCTGTGTTGAATTTTCTTATGTTATATTCAAAATTAGCATTGTTTTTGCTCATTTAGTTTTAAACATCAAAAAATATAACCAGTGATAAACGATACATCGGTACCCGACAGGGTTCAGAAGACACCAAGTTTACGTGTATCACTGATGGTAGGGAGGTACCATTGTTTGACTCCATTCGGCTGAAAGCGTTTACGTTCAATAAGGAGCGGTAGAGCAGGTGTTAGGCGATCAATGTGAATGGTCATTCGTTGATACACGCCAATGCGTTTTTCTCCATTGTGAATACAAGATTTCTTTGATTCCTTACTCACAGTGTAAAATCCCAATGAACGAGCCAACTGCACTATGTCCTTTGACAGTTGAATATTCTTTTGCACTATTTCGTATTGGTTTCCAGAAAGGTAACCATCAGTGTCAATCAGACCAGCAAGTACCTTTGCGCGAAATTCTTGAGTGTTGTTGATGAATATTTCAGGTATGTGTTTATTCTTGATCAGGTTGAGATCCTGCATGGCTTTCAACAGAGAATTTCCTTGACCGGGATCATTTACGATATTGTACCCGAACGCACGTGGAGTGCCATCATGACCAGGTTTACTTATTATGGAAACACGAAGTCCAAGACTCTGGGCAAAGTTCTGAACGTAGTCGATAATTGGTGTATCCACGCTGGTGATACACACTCTTGCACTATCACCATCACCAAGCCAGAGGCCTAGAAAGTAGGGATCAAATGGAACTTCTTGATGAGGTAGTTCTAACGGAGTATGCTTGAAACGATAGTGCTTTTCATGAAATTCAGTAAGATCATCTGGGTTAATACAGATAACATCTGTAGGTTTGTTGCAGATCTGCTTGGCAGTCTCCATGAGCAAATTGACATCATTTTCGTTCTTTATAGTAACATCAGTAGAGACGTAGCGAGAACCCTCATACCACGTCAAGAATGTCTTTCCGCGTTTGCTTTGTTTTTCTATGCTGCATATTTTGGAACTTGGAAATAGCATCATACGGTTCTGACCATTGTAAGGTTTAGTACGCTCGTCTAATATATATTTAGAAGCTTTGCGCAATGATTTTGTGAATGCTTCTTCACGCAGACTATAAGCTTCTTCCATAGAACCAACACATTCTCGAACTTTTGCCGCTTGAACCGAAACTAGGTATTGCTCATCATTTGTGGCTATGCCTTCATCAAGTTTGTACCATCCATCGATTTTGACACCACCGGCAGTATCATTTGCGTGTGCGATTGCATCATTCATTGTATCAAAGTATACTCTCTTCATTTTGACGTTCAAGTATGAGTTGACTTGTGTGTAGAACTTACCCTTTCCGTTCGAATACACTCTTGATTGCATACGCTTCCATCCTTTGCTGATGGGGGAGTCTGGCATTGTGAGCTGGATGAAGCACACCTGTAAACGCTCTCTCTAATACGAAATGTTTTTTACATTGGTGGGTGTTCGTACTTTAAATATGCACACCCGTACGGAGGTCCCCCTATAAACATTCACTTCAGTACACCCACACTCCATATTACGCAGGTATCGTGGCTCAACTCTACGGATCCATACCGGTCGGACCACTGGTATAGGCTCTCACCGAGGTGCTTAGACAAGGTCACCAGGGTCATCGAACTCTTGCAGCACATTTTGCAGCAGTTCATTGACATTGAGCTTCTCTAGCCACTGTTCATCAAGTTCTCCCTGTACCGGGGTCTTGTTAACGATGGGAACCTGTCGTGAGGCGACCCTGGCATTGACTGGAGTAACTGGAGTAACCGATCTCTGGAGCCTCTGTGCAGTCTGTGGAGTCATGAGGCGGTGGCGCTTCTGTAGCTGTGCCGGAGTGAGGATGATGTAGTCAGTCGTCAGGCGGTTTGTGATCTCGTGTACAACACCATTGCAGTAAGGCATGTTGCCCCGATAGTAATAAGCGTATTCGTCCTGTACAGGCTGAGAGGCAACGGTGTATGCTGGGTTGGCGACGAAAGTGTGAGGCGATGATGTGTAGAAGACGGTCTCCTTGACGGAATCGTAGATGATAGTGTCGAATGGTGGGGCATACGGACGTGTCTCTCCCTTGACGTGGGCAACCTGTGCATTGAGCTGTACATACAGGCCAGCATGGGGTCCCTCGGACAACACGACCACGGAATGTTCCATGGGCTTGACTCGGTTGGGTTTGAGATGGTTACACATGTGTGACCAATTGAAGGTCACGAGGGGGGTGAGTCATAGGCTTGTTTGTTTTTGTTTCTTCTCTTAATTTAAGAAAAGAAAGAAGAAAGAAGAAGTACAGAGGTGGAGCGTTCGACCGATTTTAGTTTGGGTACACATGTGTAACCCAACCCTTCTCAACCCTGCCGGTCAAATCCCAACCGGTCAAATCCCAACCGGTCAAACCCCAGCCGTCTCCGATCTCCCGCTCACTTTGAACAGTCTTCCGTGTTGGCAATGGTGCTCTCTACCGTGTCCAACCGCGATTGGACCGATCCCGCGTGGAATATATCGACTCCTGATCCAAAGGGGAACATCCTCACGTCCCTCCGTCTCAAGAACGAGCGCGGCCGCGGCTGTCACAACGTGGAGGATCCAGCGCTTCAACAGTACTTTCTCTCGACGACGAAAACCATCGTGTCCAAGCTGTCTGAGTCCGAGGCCGAGAAGATCGACTTTGAGAGCGTGTCGTCTTCGTGCGAGCTCAAAGGCGTCAATGTGACGATCAATCAGTGCACGGTAAGTCCCGCGCCTCAGCCTACGCCTGTGTCCAGGGTGAGTACTGAGTGCCCACTGTATGTGTTGTTTGCAGGCTGTCCAGTGGCAATCGGGCAAGAATCCTGGTGAAATCGATCATGAGGCGACAGGTACAGATGACATGAAAGGATACATCCTTCTGACTGACGGGTGTACAGCTGTCAAGGCTTCTCACGGCAAGACACTGATGAGCAAGGAGCTACGCGTCCAGCTGGTCTATTCTCAGTCGGATAGCTATGAGGTTCGCAAGCTCACGGTCTGGTACTGGCCGAAGATGAAGCAGCCGCGGGCTGCTTTGATCATCACATGGTCGGATCCTCCGTGCCCGTTCGACACCTCGCACAACTGGAGCTCAGTCAATGGCGAGACTCTGTTCAACGGCGGGTTCTCTCAGTACGCGATTCTGACAGAGGCGGCTGACGTCAACCTGTTCAAGCCGAGCAAGTGGATGTCGGAGTGTCCGTCCAAGGCCGTGCAATCATTAGATGAGGGGTGTGGCGCTCCTGATATCGTAGAAGATGATGATGACGATCTCACATTCATGGTGGACAATAACGAGACCTACATTGTCATCAAGAAGCCGATGAGGGACGGTGAATACAAGGAGGTCAAGAAGAAGATAATGACTTGCGTCTTCTCGAACTTCGAGGGCATGTATCGCATTGTCTCGGATCGAGCTATGAGCGAGTCCGTCTACGAGTTTTACATCACCATCAAAGTCAATCCGAAGGGCAAATACAATACCAAGACTATCCTTGATGCAACCGAGCTTGATGACAATGAGCTGTCGAATTACAAGGTGGTCAAGTTCCCGATCAGTCTGCGGCAAAGCGACACGAAAGCCATCACGAACCTGTCGGAGAAGATGGGGAGATTCTGGCCCCCGCTTGGGAATGTCTTCACTCGTCACTTCAACCTCATGTACTTTCGCGATCTTTTGGCTACAAAGACACAGCAATTTCTTGCTAGCAAGAAGATCCTGCGTGCGATCGACAACTTCGGCTTTCAATACGGCACGACTCACAAGCTGTCTGCGGGGCTCTTTTGTTTCGCGAATTGCGTCATTGATGCATCTACTGGGTGTATCATCACTCACAAGGAGGCTGGGTACAAGTTAATGCACGAGATCTTTGCCGAGTCTCAGCTGTCTCCGAACTTCTACCCATGGATCTGCCCAGTTGAGGACAACCTCATTCGTCTACGATTCTTGCGCACTCTGATTCATCTTGCGAAGAAGTTCACTGGTGTCAATTTCCAGGCGTTCATGGTAACACTTGCGAGCTACTTCTGCGCTCCGAAATTCGAGTTCATTCAGCGGGAGATGTTTGGAGTGTTCATCAAGGTTCTGACTTCTTCGGAGGGTTCGACTGGCAAGACCGAGATGATCAAGATGCTCAATGCACTTTTCGGCATGAATACGAAGGCAATGTGTGCCTCTGCGACTGATGCTGGACTTTACGAGATTCTGGGCAAGATCTTCTCCTGCATTCCGATCTGCGTGGACGATCTGAAGACTGGTGGTGAGAAGGGCAACAAGCTTGACGAGACCATCAAGTCGCTCTATGATGCCATGGTTCGTGTCGTGTACAAGAAGATGCGTAACAGCCGGTGCCAGCTCATGGTGACGACCAATACCGTCTTTTGCCCGAACGACCAGCCCGTTCAGAGCCGTCTTCTGCTGCAGACGATCCGGAAGATTTCGTCATTCGACACTTCTCTCCTTTCTATGTGGCGAAAAATGCAATCCATTGGATCAATGCTCTGTGTGGACATCCTGGGCTTTCCTATCAACAAGATTTATGTCCAAGATTGTATCGATTACATGACGTGCATCCTCGCCAACAAATGTATCGGGACTCGCTCATCTCAGAATTGGGGTCTTGCGCTCTACTACCGTGTCCTGGTGCAGAGGCTGATCCCCTGCGAGACGTCAGAGTGGGACGAACTCTTCCGTTACATGGCTCGCGAGATCTGCCGCATCACCATTGAGTACTCTTCGGATTCTGGCATCATTGACAAGTTTTCTAGCTGCTTTCGTCAGATGCAGATTCGCAACAATGGTATGGATTCGGAGGGTATCTGCTTTGGCTTGCATAATCTCCGCGTGCTCTCTGAGGATGAGAAGAAGCGTCTTGATATTGATATGTCGGTCGATTACTACGCCTTCGATCTTGATCACATTGTGGACATCATGTCTCGCCGCTTGCAGATGAGGAAGGACGAGTTCAACCTCAAGGGGATCCGTCTCATGTTCAAGGGCCAGCTTCGGAGCGAGGGCGTCCGCGAGGGCTTCGTCAAATTCTACAAGAAAACGCTCATGCTGCAGCACCAGAAGAACAGTGAGCGTCAGGCTACCGAGGATGATTTCGAGATGATGGATAATGAGAACAAGCACGAGATCCACTGCTTCATTGTCCCCCGACTGATTCTGGACCTCACTGCGAACACGGGTGATGAGGAGCTGATCGACTTCCGCAACATCACGATTGGGTGGGGGCGCAACTTCTATGAGGAAATCATTAATGACACGTGGAAGGGGTTTGATGATCTGCGAAAGCACCCGCTCTATCAAGTCGCGGATGAGGAGGGTCTCTGGCAGGCTGACAACTGGAGCGACCCAGAGTACGAGAAGCGCCAGTTCATGATGATCGACAACATGGCGAACCTGTATCGGCCCGACGGCACGATCGCGTGGCCACGCGAGGATCCGAAGGTTGACTGGGCGGATGACTTCTACTTTGGTCACTCTTCGATCACGCAGGATGCAACTATCAATCGCATGAACTTCGAGAAGGCACAGCAAGAGGCAGCAAGCGCCAGGGCGAACGCGCTCGACAAGGATGACGAGGACGAGGACGAGGATGGCCTGTCGCAGTTCGAGCAGGATTCATTGTTCGAGGACGACCTCGGTGACCGCAACGCTGACCCGTGGAAGGCGTGGGTCCAGAGGGAGCACGGCACGACTCACGACCCGAAGCAGTGCCCGGCATGCAAGGTCACCTACAGCACGATCATTCGCCCCGAACGCCTCCTCTGTGGCACGTGCTACTCGACTGAGTACAAGACGTTTCAGGAGGCACTCGAGGACGTGGACAACGAACTGGATGGTGAGGGCTCGAAGCGTCAGAAGCTCGGTGCGGAGGTTGCGCTCGGAGACGAGGACGAGGATGACGAGGATGACGAGGACTACAACATGGAGGGCGTGGCAGATGGCGTGGGAGGATTCGAGGACCTTGATGACGAGGATGACGATGACGAGGAGGACGGGGACGAGGAGGACCAGGAGGAGGACGACTTCATAGTGCAGGACGGGGGCGCTCAGCAGCACGAGGAGGATGCCGGTGAGGAGGATGACGAGTACCCCGCCTCATAATGATGGGGCCGGAGGGCAAGACCGAATCGGACGAGGAGTAGAGTTAAAGATATCACAATCCTCGTGAAAAGAGAACATGGATGAAATGAGAGAAGTGGGAGAAGAGTCGGTGGTTGGTAGAATACTCGATAACATGAATGGGTTACATAAGAAAGAAACAAATACAAAAAAGTACTTCAGGAAATCATTTCCAGAAGAGTTTCATCCTCGTAGACATGAATTGTACAGATCGTTTACACCAAACAACGATATGTTTTTCAAACTCAGATCACAGGGTGTTCCAATATTGACATCTTATTTTCTGTGCGAGCCTGGTAATGTTACTAGATTACATAGACAGCTTAAAGAAAAAGACTGTCTGCAAAGAGAGGATGCGCTTTCCTTAATAAATAATATATAGTTCCGTATTTTAGAATGAAACGACTTGTTATATTAGATTTGGATTTGACTCTCATACATTCCGCAACAAGAAAAACTAACATACCAGAAGCTTTTACAATAAATATTCAAGGAGAAAATTATTACGTTCACAAACGAAGATATCTTACTCAATTCATTTATGAATTGAAACGTATAATTCAAAAGGATCCTACCTTCAAAGTTGCAATATGGACTGCAGCTCAAAGAAATTATGCAATACAAATTATGGACAAAATATGGCCCAATTGGAAGAATGAAATATTATTCCTGAGGTCTTATTCACACTGTTCGGTTCTACCTGGAGGAGATGTTGTAAAGGATATGACGAAGCTACCCCAGGGTTATGACACCCTCTTGGTAGACGATAACACACTACATTACACAATTAATACTGCCAACTCCTTCTCTGTCTGGAAGATAAAACCTTTTCATTATAGAAGCATAGATTCAGAACTTCTTGACGTATTGAACTACATAAAAGATGTTATAAAGCATGACATTAGATTTTCAGTTCGACCAAAAACTCCAAATAAATTAGTTCCAAAGAAAAAATAAATTTTAATAAATGTAGGAATGAATACATTCGTTATTCTCAAGAAAAGAATATGCTTGTAGGTAAGGAATATGAGGCTTGTGACCGTTGTTGTTCTAATCCGGAATGTCATTTTCATGATGGTTTAGCTGCAACCGCACGACCTATATTTCATAGTGAGATTGTTTCTGCTGTAAACGAAAGGATTAAAAATGTATGATACATACAAATGTACGTTTATAGAGACAAAAGATTCATAAAACCAAGGTTTTGGGGTAGGGCTTTTTGGAATTATATGTTTATGTATTCTAAATATGCAGAATCAAGTAAAAGAACACCACTACAACACTTTAAAACTTTGTCTTTCTTTGTAGCTTGCAACAAATGCAGAAGTGAATTTTTTATAAACAAACTAAAAAATGATCCTCCTCCCGAAGGAAAACATGAATTGTTTGAATGGATTTGGAGATTCAAAAATGAAGTTAATAAACGTCAAAGAGAACACTTGCCGGGACACAAGAATAAAAAAGATATATCGCTTTCAAAAGCTAAGAAAAATCAACATGCAATGAGTGATTTTTCTGTGATGTTAACTTTTTTCAAAAAACTCATTCCCAGTATGCCAATTCTTCCTCCTGATCATTATTTTCGGGGAAGGAATCGCTATAGTTTATACCGCGTGACTGAAAAATTAAAGAGACTAGTTCAAGACATTTTGGACATTCCCAATATGTCTGATTTATTAAGCAACATACATCAGAAGTAGTTATTTTGTTTCTGTAAGATCTCCAGGCGCGTGGGAAAACTGCTGCATTGTCAAATCCGAATTCACGTGCGAGGTTCAATTTTTCTTGATCCTTCCATGGACTGGGCTTGTTTCCGTTTGGCATTCAATTTAATCGTTATCTAAGTCGACTTCGTCGTTACGGTTCGAGACGTTGTCTGCTGTACTGTTTAGCATAATTCTCTTATTACGCTTTTTGACTGCTTTGGCATTGGCAGCCGCCACCTTCCGCAACATGGCCTTAACAGCAATCTCCCTAGAGCCATCTGTCATTTCTTGTGTTTTCAGAAAGGATGTTCTCGATTGTTCTTTTTTCTCAAATAGCTGTTTAATAAGCTGCTTTCTTTTCTTCTTCAATTCCAAAAAATTATCTCTATACTGCACTAGATTCTTTTTTCTTTTACCACCAGAGCCATCGTGTGGAGTGAGCTTTATGATATCTGCCAGTAATCGAACGCTTGATAGCGAAACCAAGTAGGGGCCCTTGACCATTTCTTCTACAGTACACTTGGTCCTTGGTTTACCAGTATTTTTATTAAGTGGACATGTTTTTGCTTCAGCACCCGTAACGATCTTCTGTATCATCTTCTTTAGACCTCTGAGCAGACTGATGCGAATCGGAACTTCCGCTCTGAAAGGACTTGCAACCATTTTTTTCTCGCGATTCACCTTCGCAGTAGCTTCATCCTTGCGTGTACCCTTGGGCTTGTGTTGGAATATGGCTCGTCCGTACGTTTTGGGCTTGGCTGTATTGGGCTTGGCTGAGTTGGGCTTAAATGCAGGAGACTTCTTCCTCGGTGGTGGTGGTGACCTCGGTGGTGGTGGTGACCTCGGTGGTGGTGGTGACCTCGGTGGTGGTGGTGGCATTGCAGCAGCTAATCTTGCTCTTGCTGTACTAGCTCGTGTCGTCATTTTTTATATAATACAATCAAATATAAAAATTATTCATCTGACAAATATTCATCCATTTTGAAGTGGTATGTCTTATATAGACGCGATACTTCGTGATATGTTGCACCCATTTGGTTCCAAAGTGCACTGTCTTCGTATTCGACATACTCT